CTCCTGTAAATCACCAGGAAAAGCTTAACGGTATGGGTGATACTCCTGCCGCGAATCTTGTGCGTCAACTTGCTCGTTCTATTCGCAGCCTTGGAACTTCGTGTCATCCTTTGTTTGAGATTAAGTATTCAAATGATGGTAAGATCATCGGCGAATGCTTGACGTTTGATCCTGTTCGTCTTACCTATGATCGTCTTGTTGCCCGTGTTGTTACCATGATCCATCAGGGTGAACAGCCTGGCGTTTGCGATGACAATACGATTGAAGACCTGTACTATGATGAAGGTATTGATCAGGAAAAGGCTAAGGTCTTTGAGAAGAAGGCGCGTGAGTGCCTCGACTTCATCAAGGCAATGGCTGAAGAAAAGAAGTCTCTTCGCAAGTCTAAGCTGACCGAAGATGAGTTCATTATCCTTATGCGTCTGTATTTCACGTACAAGTCTCGCTGGAAGAAGTTTGAAATCAAGGACTATTCTGAGTGGTTTGATCGTTTCAATACAGCTTTCTCTCAGTTCCATAAGAAGAATCCTTCTGCCTATGGAGCTGAAATGATCCGTACCTACGACAAGAATTCGGTCGAAAAGAAGATGCGTTGCGTGATGTTCATGGACAATCTTCGTAAGGGCGATCTTCGTCGCTGGGAAGATAGTGTTGCTTGGATCGAAAAGCACTATCTGACGCCCGATGAGTTGATTGAATACGGAATTGTCGTTGTTCGTGATACTCGTCGTTCCTTCTCACGGAAAGATCGTGAGATGCAGCTTGCAAAGCAGCGCGGCAAGTGCTATATTGATAGCAAGCCTCTGTCTATGGACGATGCGGAAGCAGCGCATATTGTTTCCTATGCAGACGGCGGCAAGACTGATCCTCAGAACATGGTAATGATTCGTTCTATTCATAATCGCAATATGGGCACAATGAATGTCAATGACTACAAGATCATGTGGATGAACAATAGGGAAGCAGCTTGACCGATCTATTCAAAGACATTATACCTTCTATCCAGCAGACTAAGAAGGTAGTTATTGCCGCTGAGAACGAACGGGATTATGTCCCGTTCGTTGTTAACCGTTCCATATCTTTTCATCTGGATATGTTAATGGCAGCCAATCAAATGAACATGTTGCCCATGGCAGACAATCTTCTACAATATCAGTATTTGCTAAATACTGTAAGAGCCTATAAGCGCCCATTCCAGAAATGGCAGAAGCGTGAGACTGTAGAGAATTTGGATGCTGTGAAAGAGTATTATAACTACTCCAACGAAAAGGCTAAAGATGCCTTGTCCATCTTGTCTAATGCTCAGATCGAACAGATCAAAAAGAATTTAAATAAAGGTGGTTTGAATGTTAGACATAAACGAATTAGTGGAGGTAACGCTACCAAATCCTGACAACTTTTTAAAGGTACGCGAGACACTTTCTCGTATCGGTGTGGCCTCAAAGAAAGATAAGACACTGTATCAGTCATGTCATATCTTACACAAACAGGGCAAATATTACATAATTCATTTTAAGCAATTATTCTTATTGGACGGGAAGCAGTCAGACTTCACTGAAGATGACCGCGCCCGTCTTAATACTATTGCCAACCTGCTTTGCGAATGGGAACTAATAAACTTAGTGGATAAGCAGAAATCCAGTGATCCTGTTGCTCCATTGTCTCAGATAAAGATCATTTCTCACAAAGAGAAACATGAATGGAATCTAGTAGCTAAATATACTATAGGCAAGAAGCGCAAGGAAGAATGATCAATGGCACAGTTCCGTAAAGATACGCACAAGTATTTACCACAAGAGACTACGCTTTTTGAAACTGTGATGTTGGCGGATCAATACGGCAATCTTGTCGGCGCTGCTAATCCCTCTGGCATGGCAGTTGATGCTTTCGGTAGAGCCAGAATGTCAACTCCTTTGACGCTCTTCGACTCATCTCATAGATATAGAGATAATGGTCTTTGGGTTCAAGCTAATAATACAAACACGACAGTTACGTTCTCTCCTAGTGAAGGTCTAATAAATCTAAGCGTCAGCACAGCAGCTAACGATCAAATTATTCGTGAGACAACTAAGGTATTCTCATATCAGCCAGGCAAATCATTACAGGTTCTTAATACATTTGTAATGGCAAATGCTCAGACAAATCTCATACAGCGCGTCGGATACTATGGCGCAAATAACGGCATCTATCTAGAACAGGCTAATGGCAGCATCTATCTTGTAGAAAGAACATCATCTTCTGGATCAATGACAGAAAATAGAGTTGCACAGGCTGATTGGAACATTGATACATTGCTTGGCGCAGTTGATAGTAGTCCTTCACAGAAAACTCTAGACTTGTCTAAAGCACAAATTCTTTTTACAGACATTGAATGGTTAGGTCTTGGCACTGTTCGTTGCGGATTTGTAATTGATGGTCAATTAATTCACTGTCATTCTTTCCATCATGCTAATCGCATTTCTACCACATACATGACTACTGCATCTCTACCTTTGAGATATGAAATTAATAATGTTGGTCCGACTGGCAATTCAAGCACACTAAAACAGGTATGTTCTACTGTCATCTCAGAGGGCGGTTATGAACTTAGGGGATTCCAACAATCTATTGGCACAGCTATAAAAACACCTAGAAACTTGCCTACTTCTGGTGTAGATTATGCTGTTGCAACATTGCGATTGAAAGATGCTAGAAAAGATGCTATAGTTATTCTTACTGCGCTATCGGTAATGGGTATCGGAAATAATGGCAAGTTTTTATGGAAAGTCATCCGTAACGGAACATTGTCTAACACCACATTCACTTCGGCTGGTACAGATTCGTCTGTTGAATATAATACGGTAGCAAACAATGTTGTAACTGGCGGAATCACAATGGCTCAAGGATATTTTTCATCAGATACCCAGAGTGCCGTACCAACCGATATTCTAAAAGAAGCACTATTTAAGTTCCAGTTAGAAAGAGATTCTTTGAGCGGCACAGCTGGTTATCCTTTAACTCTTGCAGTCGCAGGAGGAACTGATAACTTAGACGTTCATGGATCAATGGACTGGGAAGAAATTTCTAGATAATGACAATGGAGTATATTATGAATAGATTAGGATTTTTTAAGACGCATCCAAAAGTTTTACTGCCGAAGTTCTCAACAAAGCAGTCTGCCTGTTTTGATGTTGCGGCACAGTTTGCTGGCAAGTATCAGTACAAAGGCTATAACGCACAGAACAAAGAATTTACCAGACAGTTTCATAACAACGGCACTCAGATTTGCATTAATCCTGGTGATCGCATTATGGTACCGACTGGATACATTCTAGATATTCCTGCTGGCTATTCTGTTCGTGTTCATCCTCGATCAGGCACATCGCTGAAGCAAGGTCTTATTCTCATCAACGGCGAAGGCATTATTGACTCAGATTACACCGATGAACTCTATTTGCTAATGTTCAATGCATCAGACAACAAGTACATGATCAATGATGGCGATAGAATCGCTCAAGGCGAATTGACTAAGTTAGAAGAATATGTTATTTGGGAATCTTTGGCAAGACCTCTCAGAAAGTCAGATCGAATTGGTGGAATGGGTTCTACTGGCGTATCGCAAGATAGTGTCATAACATATGGTTCGACACCGACAGTTATTCCTGCGACTATTCCTACAGCGCCAATTTCTACATTTTCTCCGAAATTGGAAGTTCTATCTGAAGACACAAAAGAAGAGATTAAGAGAGGTCGCGGAAGACCAAAGGGTGCGCCAAATAAACCAAAAATAAATGTCATAGCCTCTTGACATTTTAACTGAGAAGTATTATATATACTGATGTGGGATGAGAGTCCCACATTCTCTTTGCCTAATGGAAAGAGATGTTAAAAAACAACTTGCTTAATAGGAGTTAAACATGAACAAGTCCCTAGATCCATTTTCCTTTTCTACTTTTCCCAAGCAATTCAACACCACTGTAGGCTTTGAACCCATGCTAAAAAAGTTCAATGAACTTGCAGAATCTATGTCTAAGATTCCAACTTATCCTCCATACAACATCAAGAAGATTGATGAGAACAAGTATGTGATTGAGATGGCCGTTGCTGGTTTTGGCAAGCAAGACCTTGAACTTGAATTGCAAGACGGCACTCTTACTGTAAAGGGCAACATCACAGCAGATGACAGTGAATATCTTTACAAGGGTATTGCCGAACGTGCCTTTACTCGTCAGTTCACTTTGGCCGATACTGTCGAAATCAAGAATGCAGACCTCATCAATGGTATGCTAAAGATTTGGCTTGAGCGTTTTATTCCAGAAGAAAAGAAGCCAAAGAAGATCAACATCGGCGAAACACCAGACACTCATAATGGCGAAGCA